CGGGGCGCGCTTGGCTATCGGTAAGAATGCTGGTAGACATCTCTCGTTCGTTTTTGTCTAAATCCGCGAGCGTATAGTTGGGCTTCAACTTGAAAAACGCAATCAGCTCGCCAATGGTGTAATTATTAATTTCAAGGTCAAACGTTTTATTTGTAGCGGGCTTTTTATTCGCATTCTCTGCCTTTGCGTTTGCATTTATTTTGGCGGTTATATTTGCGTTTGTTGTCTTGCTCATAATATTATTTTTGTTTTTAAATAATATAATAATTTGCAATTATATACATATATGTCACCTTTTTCCCGTTTTTTAAAACCGTTGTCTTTTATTGCAAACATACCCATTGCATATGTCCCACACATCACGTCCATTTTAACCCTTGCATGCTTTGCAGTAGTCACTCTTATTGGCGCGGTAGTCCACATTGCATATTACCCACCTTCTCCTCCTCGTCTTCACTCTATTATTGAAAGTATGACCAAAAAGGAAGAAACCAAAGAAAAGGGTAAGGATAAGGGGACCACCGTCTTTTTATTAGGGGACAGTATGCTAGATAACACTCTCTATGTAGACCCAAATGAAAGCGTGGCCGACATATTTAAAACAACTACCCCGCATAATATTCGCCTGTTTGCGCAAGACGGTGCGTTAATAAGCGACGTATATAGCCAGCTACACAAAATAAACCCCGATTACAACAATCGCGACACTTATATATGTGTTTCTGCCGGTGGCAACAATATTTTAGAACTGGTGTCCATCCATCTGCAGTATAAGGCGCATAATATTGACAACGATGATGACGATGAAGACGCTAGCAAAGGTAATAGTGTGAACCAAATTTTTGAACAGTATAAGAAGCTCATCAATGCGATTACCCTAAAACTACCCAATGCCAATATTTTGCTCCTTAACTTGTATTACCCTACTGCAGAACCGGCGCTAAAACCGTTAATTTCCCATTGGAATGATAAAATGGACGCTTCCTTTGAAAATGTGGCGAAACGAATTCGCGTGGTCCGCGTAGACCAGTCGCTAACCCGGTCCGACGATTTCACGCACCGGATTGAGCCGGCTTACGAGGGAGGCTGTAAAATGGGGGGGTGGATTCAGGGAGCGATACAGTAGAATTTCGGCGCGATGTAGTTAGAAGTTTTAGGGGGCATTACACGCAATTTTTATATCATTTTTCCGTTTATGTATATTTGTCCATCGCAATTTTTGTAAAAATCAAAACATTTTATTTCATCATTTGTAGAATATGTTGGAATAATTTCGTTTGCGGATAATGACAATATTCCAATCATAATTTTTGACTTTATTTTTTGAATATTATTTTGTTTTCTATACTGATTTAGAGATTGTTCCAAAATATATTTAACTTCATTATCTAAACCCTCGTGATCATCTGAAATATAATCAAAACAACATTTTCCATAATATCTCTTTGCATTTTTTCCAACTTTATAAATAAAAGTAATAAACGGCATATATAGTAGATAATTTTATCTTTCAATAAATTTGGCGCATTAAATGAGTAAAGGTGTAAAATAATCTTTGCACATTATATGGGCGCAGGCATTCTACCAGTTACCGTGCATAAGGGCAAAATTATGTTTCTATTTGGACGAGAGAACAAATACGCGGACACTCCCGGCTATTCCGACTTTGGCGGCGGCACGGAGACCAAAGAGAACTTCATGAATACGGCCATCAGGGAGGCCGGCGAAGAGGTCACCGGGTTTCTCGGCGACAGCAAGGACATTAGACGCCTGCTCACCAAATACGGCACGTTTAATATTGACAACACCAGCCCTGGTCACGGAACATACCGGATGCATATCTTTCCTATGGAATACAATGAATTTCTTCCTTTATTCTACAACAACAACCAAAAGTTCTTGCAGCGCCGACTGGACCCGAATGTCATCAAGAAGAGCACCATCTTTGAAAAAGACGAGATTAAATGGATTGGTATTGATGAGCTGGATAAGTTGCGACCGAAGTTCCGCTACTATTTTACCGACATCATTGACAAAATCCTTGCGAACCGGCGTGACATTGAGAAGTTCGCCCGGTCATCGCTGTCTTCTGGCCGGCGCACGCGCAAACGATAGGCTATTAAGAAGAGACGCGCAGATAAATATTATAATAGAGTTCTTCCTTTATCTTTGATGTTTTCAATAAAGGAAGAAAAGGGTTTAAAGTTATTACAGCGTTATAATGTAATCACACTAACAACAAACGAATAACCTAATCATGATAAGAAGAATGTTTTCATCCGGTCCTATCAAGACATTCAATTGCTCAAATTGTAGACTTTATGATCCGTATACCAAATTGTGTAAAATTAATAAATCGCCGGCAATTGACAATAGGATTGATTATAATATTTGTGGCACACTTGCGAAGAGACATTGGCCTTTGGATAAAACGTATTTAATTGCATCGCATATATATTCTGACTTTGGTGATATAAGTGGATTATTTGCATGGATCTCGTTTCCGTGTGCAATAGTTTACGATTTTCGCATGTTGGGGTTCACAGCTTTAACCGCGCTGATTTCAAGCTCGTGTTTGCATGTTTCCAGAAAATATAAAAAAATATATTTAGATGATAATGACCTTAGTGAGCACTAATAAATTAAACATTAATAATATTGACCTAAACACAAGCCTATATTATTATATATCGTTATTAAACGCATTTTTTCTTTTGATGGACCTCGTTGTAGAACCCGACATTTATACTCCCAGCACCGACGAATTAGGCAATTATGTTGACAAAACGCCTGCGTTCTATCTCATCAAAAAAGGCCTGACCTGTCCGTGCTGCTCCAGAAAAGACAAATTATATGACAGTGCGTCCACCTTCACCGCGCACACCAAAACCAAAACACACCAAAAATGGCTCTCCACCATCAACCTCAACAAGGCGAACTATTACGCGGAAAACATCAAGATGCAAGAGACGATACAAAATCAGCGCATTATCATCGCGCAACTGGAAAAGGAGGCGCACGCCAAAATGCGCACCATTGATTACCTGACCCAGCAGTTACTAGAAAAAAAAGATGCAATACCTAGTAATTCCTCTAATAAAACTGTACATGATTTGATTGACTTTGATTAATCCATAAAAGGCACATTGCCAATGTATATGTAATTATGTTGCTTGAGCGCGCGGTCGCCAAAATGTTGAGATATAATGAGACCATCCACCGTCTGGTCATATGTCCGTTGATGAGGATTTGGAGTGGGATAATAGTTCTGGATAATGCTTTTAAAGGTGTCGTGGTCGGCCACATATTTAATCGTCATCTCATAGCACACCGACTGCTGCACGATAATGTTCGCCTTGGCGGCGTCTTTCGGTATTTCTATCGCATAGAAGTCGTATTTCAAATGAATTCCCATGATGCTCGCATATTGTTTGGCCTCTTCCAAGGAGTGAAACATGCATGCATAATTATACTCGCGCACTTTAGACTCCGTGTATCCATTCGTTAATACGTAGACGAGTTGTGACATATTGTTTGCGTTATATTAGATGATTTGTTTAGATTGTTTTAGATTGTTTTATATTTGATTACTTTATTTGCACAAATAAAATAATTCAATTTTATTTTTGCTTGGAATGTCGGGTTATTATGTTATTGGTAAATAATAAATCAAACTGATATAAACATTTTTCATAAATAATAATTAGTATGAACACAATATCAACGCAAATATCAGACCACATGTCAGCCCCATTATCGCATCACATTATGCCATTAATATCAATTGCTGGATATATCGCGTATCCTAAACAATTGCGAATTAATCCGTCTACATTGCACTCGTTATCTGTCATGCATAACGCGTTGTTAGTTGCATTTAGTGCGTGGACGTTCTTGTCATTATTGCAAATATTATACAGCGATGGAATAGTGTTTCAATCCACTTATTATTTTAACAATCCGGCGTTTGACAGGATAATTTATTTGTTTTACCTGTCAAAATATTACGAGTTCTTTGATACGTTTTTATTGTATTTAAATGGAAAAACTCCAATATTTCTTCAAAAATATCATCATATTGGAGCGGTGTTAAATTGGCACTTGGCATATTTTTATAAAGTAGATTCCATATGGTTGCCGTCATTAATTAACTCGTTTGTTCATACGATAATGTATTCATATTATTTAGGCTGCCTGTTGAAAATTAATCAGGTCAGGGCAGTTAAACAATATATTACATCGTTACAATTAATCCAATTTTTCGCATCATATGCGCTGCTATATTTGTATAAACCACCAATAGAAAGCTGGTTTAATTATTATATTATGATAATTACTTCATTATATGCATTTGGTCTAATCGTGTTGTTTGGCAAATTTTACTATGATATGTATATTCGTAAGAAATTATTGTAATGCAGTTATTTAACATTATTTAACATTATTTAACATTGTTGAAGATATATTCTAATAAAGGGTTTAAACACAACTCTCCTATTAATGTAGATTACACAAAAGATGCAACAACAACAACCCAGACTGACCGACCTTGACCTGACCAAGAGATTTAACGCGAAAGTAGAACATCTGGTGCGACATCCAAGCAAATTAAACCAATGCTATGTATCGTTTATTGAGTTGTGCGTCTTTTATAAAAAACTCAATGACGATAACGTGATCGCCATCAAGAAACTACAGGAGATGATTAAAGAACGACCTGTGCCGGTGGAAGAACCCAATCTAGACTGGGACCCCGAAGACCCGCAATTGTATGGCTTCATGGAGAGCTTTATGAATTTGTAATGGTTTGTTTATTATCACATATTTTTAGGCATTAGGCATTAGGTATAAAAATAATAATTTATTATTTTTATAATTGTATTCGCAAATATCATATCGTAATAAATCCCAATAAATTAAAAAGACAATACATAATAGATAATGTTACCTGTGAATAATTATATTAGCGATGCATTATACAATAATAATGACAACTTATCTAATATTATTGCGCAGTTTGATTTTGATGGCAGTTTTGACAACTCCGTATGCATTCAAGTGATAAAAACGCTAGTTGAGCAAAACCCAGTATTGCAACATTACATTGTAACTTGCGACAATACTAATTTTTGGAAAAAAGATGACACTTTTTGTATTGATAACATGTTTACATCTTGTCAAATGAAATTCAAAAACTTTGACAAGGAGATCAACGCCATTATAAACACACCAATTGCAACGCAATGCAAATGGCATTTTTATGTGTTTAATGATAACAAGACCAAATGTAGCCGGGTGTATTTAAAAATTGCGCATATTTATTGTGATGGGTATAAATTAATAGATATTCTTGCCAAATGTCTCAGTTGCGATTATGTCGCTCCAGATTTCAAACGCATTCATAACACTGCCCACACCATAATAGATAAAGTTTATTACCTTGTATTGGGAACCATTATGCTATTAATAACTAATATGCAAATTATATGGAGCTGGTTTATACGTCCTAAGATTTCGCGTTTAATAAATAATTTAACTTCTAATATGCAGGTTCCAATTAATCATGACCCGACGTCCAAATGCAAATCTAGTGTAGACTATGTATCTTGTCCCCCCCTTTCGTTAGATGTGGTAAAGGCCTGCGCAAAAAAGAATGGAATTACTATAAATGACATGTTGTTTGCAGTGACGGTGAAAACAATGTATTACTATAATAAAAAACGGAAAGGTGATTTTTTAGTGACTTCACCAATTCAGTTAAATAATAATTCAACGAATACGCATTTTAATACTAATAATGCATTTGGATTAACAATTAAAGCCAACTGTTATTGTGACAATAATACACTTTTGCAAAACATTCATCATCAATTTAATTTAAATAAATATTCGGCATACGTTCCTATTGCCCACAAAGTCACTAATATGTGTTCAAATTATATTTCAAAAGAAACATTTTATAATGTAATTCCACATTTTTTATCAAAAATTGACATTAAATATACTAATGTCATCGCTAATAATTTTTATACGAAAAAGAATTCCATCATACCTCCTATTAAAAATCTCAAGTTTTATACCATGCCTTCATTAAATTCATCTTGTTTTAATATCATGTCTTTCCAAAATCAAATTAATTGTAACATCACATTCAATTCTCACGCGATAAAGAATAAAAAACGGCTTAAAAGATGCTTCTTAAAAGCGTGTCGCAATCTTATGGCATAGACTTGTCAAACACAAATAATGCCGTGTCTATCTCCACATTCACTTGTGGCTTTACAGTCCATTCGCTATATGGTTGCGCGGCCGTCGTCGCCCTATCCAGCGACAAGAGGCGCTTCAATGCGGCTGCGCGCCGCTCTAATGGTTTTAAACGCGCCGTTTCCCCCTTTAGCATTTGCCGGCTTATCTGCTTCCACCTCCATTCAAACTGGAGCGCCGCCCTCCAATCGGGGAACCCGGCCACGTGGCAGGCACGTGTCCACTTTTCGCCCGCGGCCACTTTGGCGCTCGTCGCGGCCGCTCCTCCCTTGATTTCCTTGTTATGTTGCCTTAACCTATGGTCTAAATCTACAGTAGCGCCTACATATGTCGCGCCGCCGGTGGACACTAGTAGATACACATAGGAGGGCTTCCCCTTGTTTTGGTCTGTTTCTTCCTTTTTTTTATTTTCTACTTTAAAATCTTGTTCCTCTTGTTCCATATATATGTTGCGCCGCTTTTTCTTTGAGTGCTATTCCTCATAATCTTTTGTTCTGTCAATATAATGGAACAAACCAAACTCCGGGAGGACCCGTATATTTTGCAAATGGAGCAATCCCTAAATTTTATCGTATTCCGCCCTCAACTAATCACTAACCTGAATATTGACACCACGAATGATAAGAGCGCGCGTGGCAGAAAAATATGCCCCATCACGTTTGATGAGCTATCTATGGACAATGCGATAATCATCGGCAAAACACTTTATACCACCTATGGAATGAGAGCATTCTTGCAGTCGCGCGACGACCTTTGGTCAGCATTGAATACATATCCCGAACATTGCGATATTTCGCTCCTCATGGAGTTAAAAAATCCTGTGACAAATGTCAGCTTTACCGTGGCAGAAGCGTGCGCGATTTCAGAGCTTATACTTAATAAACGTCCGTACCAGTAATTGTTCATCATTATTAGTTATTGAATTACAACTAATAATGTATTTGCGCTGCATTATGCAATGACGTTCTCATCGCCATCGCTGTTGCTGTTACCGTCGTCGTTGCCGTCGTCATCGCTAAATTCATCTATTGGGCAAATTTCTACTGTATCTACGCAGATGTCGGTGGCTTTGAATGATTTGTTGATTACGACTTTTTCCGCGATTTTTTTAATAATGGCGTTAATGTTTTTTTCTTCCTTTTCTAAATTCATTCCTCGGCCGGTGAGCTCCATAATCATGTTCAAATACGGTGTGCTGTCGCGATGGGTCGCTTTAATGCAGTTGGGGTAGGTCTTCACCCATTCCGGGATGCATTTGATGGTTTTGTGCTCTACGATTTTGATGGCCCGTTTGATGTTCGTGTGTTCCTCGTTCTCTTTTTCCCACGTTACTCCCGCTTTGACATACATGGTGTTGCGCTTTAGGTCGCTGCAATGAATGGGTCGTTTGTGCTCGTCAATCTCGTTTAAATGCTTGATGATGATTTTGGATAGCCCGCCGGAGTAGCCAAGAACGCGCGAGTTATCAAGGTCAATTAATTTAATATGAATGGTGTCTAAAAACTCGTCCATGGTTAGCGCGTCTTTGCACGTTTCGTTTAGATAAAACTGAAGATTAAAATTATTGGTGTTGTTATTGCTGTTATTGCTGGTATTGTTGGTATTGTTGTTAGTGGTGTAATTATTTACAATATTATTTGTTACTCCTGCAGTAGATTTTGCAATCAGTTCTGCGTTTTGTTGAATGAGTTTGAGTATTAATTCATTGCTTATTGGGGGGTTTGCAGTCGCAGTAGAAAATGTGGGTTGTTGCATATTGCGTAACTTTAGACAAACTTGTTTATGGTTATATAAGCTTTGGCGAAATTTATATATTTTACCACATACACATGAATAAGTATTTGGTGGTTTGCATTTTTGTTCGTGCATTGTAAATATAGATAAATGTTTTTTGGTCAATAAATGTTTATTGTAATTGAATTGTTTTGTTGTATTATAGTTACAAAAAGAACAATTAAAACATTTTGAAGACGCATTAGGTACAAAGGTATTTACAGTTGTATTCATTATATATACACTTATATAAAAGTTTTTAAACTCTTTTGTAAAGAATTGTATAATATTGTGAAAACGCTACTTTTTAGGACGCACGAAAAGTAGCTACAAAGTAGCTACAAAATAATCCATATTTTTATGCAGTGAGTATGGGTTGCGGGTGGTTTGTAAATTATGTTCGTAATAGCCTAAATTTTTGTGCTCTCGTTTGCTTACATTGTTCATTACTAAAAAGTTTCGGCACATTTTAACAGCATTATCAGTGTGAAAATTGTCTCATGAAATGCTTACTAAAAAGGAGCAATAACGTGTTTAAACCAATATTTTGACCGATTTTAAAGTTTTAAAAAAATAGTTATGCAGTCATTATAAAATTCGGTAAACGCGGTTAGTAGCATTATGGTCTGGATGGCGTTTTCGCTGTTTTCGCGTTTTTCATAAGGGTCGGCCTAGGCCTATTTTGGACATTTATTTTTGTCCTTTTTTGGATTCCCTTTTTCCAGTAAAATATTCGAAAACAATGAAATCCTGACATTCCATTTCCCCAAAATTTATTTACAATGTTTATAAATATTGTAAATATTGTTAGCGCGTCTTTTAACATATCCTTTGCACCAATAAGAAACTTTGAATTATTGGCATTGCGATTGCTTATCACATTGTTTGTTAGTTATTCTCTATACATTTTGCAAATAGCTCTGCATTTTGTTGGATAAGTTTTATAAATAAATCAGCTCTTATTGTGATTAAATTCGTATTTTCATTCGCAGCTGCACTAGAAAACGTGGGTTGTTGCATATTGTTCAACTGCGTGCAATCTTGTTTATGTTTGTATAAACTTTGTCGAAATTTATATATTTTACCACATACACATGAATAAGTATTTGGTGGTTTGGATTGTTGTTCATTCGTTGTAAACATAGATAAATGCTTTTTAGTCGATACATGTTTATTGTAATCGCATTGTTTTTTTGTATTGTAGTTGCATAAAGAGCAACTCAACAAATTTGAATGTGCACTGATGCTCGCTGGTTCATTCATTATATATACACTTACATAAACGTTTTCATACTCTTTTATAAAGAATTATAATCGCGAAAATGACCATTTTTAAAAAATGCTACTTTTTTAGGACGCAATAAAAGTAGCTACAAAGTAGCTAGCATGTTTACATCAAATTTTATGCAGCACACATGGTGCGCACATTGTTTGTAAAATCTATTCACGACACCTTAAAATTTTACGGTGCCGTTTGCTTACACGTTACATGACCAAAAAAGTTTCATCACATTTTGTGAGCATAATCGTGCAAAAAAACAAACACAAAAAATACTTACGCAAAAGGAGCAAACAATGGATTTTATTCGGTTTTCGGCATTTTTAAAAAATAGTTATGCAGTCATCGCGCAATCCGGCATTCGCGTTTGTCATCATTATGGTCTAGATGGCGTTTTCACTGTTTTCGCGTTTTTCATAAGGGTCGGCCTAGGCCTATTTTGGACATTTATTTTTGTCCTTTTTTGGATTCCCTTTTTCCAGTAAAATATTCGAAAACAATG